ATTGACCTAGGTTCTCAAAGTGACCGTTCTTAATAGCTTCTTCAGTAGAGCTTGAGGGCTCTGGTTTCTTGATGCTGTTTTCTGCCGGCTCAGGTGCCGTGTTCTCTAGTTTTTCAAGCCAGGTGCGGAGCTTGCTGACGAGCAGGTCTTTAGCTTCAATCTTTCCGGCAATCCACAATTCAGTGATACGCTCTGCCCGGGTCTGGTCCTCAATGCTCTTACGCTTCTCTGGTGAGTCACCACCGTTATAGCTCTGGCTAGCTCCAGGAGCAGACGTCTGCCCGCCTTCAACCTTTTTGTACTTCAGTATCTTGTCGCGCTTGTTACCGGTACCTCTCTCTGACTCGTTTACATCGATTACATCACCCGGTCCAAGATATTGAGCACTTGTTTCGAAGGTAGTAAATTTCTTACCTTCTACGGTATCGATAAGCGTGTTGACCCATGCTCTGTCATCATCAGTCTTACCATCCTTTACCCTCGTAGATTGGACTGTGTAATTGTCTCCCATATCCTTACTCCTTACTTAAAGATTTCCACCACACCGCCTGTTCCGCCGTACTTTTATTGTACCATAACTACTGCTGGTGTCAAGTTTATAATTGTAGCGCTACAACGAGAACTGGGATAAAACCCGGAGCCCCGGCACTATCTGTCTATCCGGGTCATAACCCCTTTGGATATGCAGACCGGTGCCGTGCTCAATGCCGATTGAACTCTTGATGTACTCGCACGCTTTCTCCAGGTCGAACTCCCTGCAGCTGAAGATATTGATATGCACCATGCACTCCTCGGGGTACGTATGAACAACAATCGAGGAGTCTGCCAAGAAGCAGTCGCCGGACAGCGCGGTTTCATCATCAGAGCCGGGCCAGGGATAGCCGACTACGTGAGGCGTTCCTACAATCTTCATACCGATATGCTCTGCCAACTTCATTAGCCAGTTACGCATTACGCTCTTATCGGTCATAACGCTGAAATTAGAGCTGTATCCATCAATCAGCAATTCCATCGATTCACTCCTTTCTAATGCCCGTTCTTTGCTTTCAGCCAGGTTATCAATTCAGCGAGTACTTTCGTATTCTCGATTGATGAATCATTATACTTCTTCAGCAGTTCGGTAAGCCGGTCCTCCATAAATATCCTGTCCTGGCGCATCAGCTCTTGCGTCGACTTCTTATCAACCCGGTATACCCAGAACATAATGACAGCGAAGACAGCCCCGACCCCTCCGACTCCTGCAACCCACTCTAAAAACGACCACTCCATTTCATCTCTCCTTTCTTATTCTATGCAACCTCTTCAAGTCCCCAGGTACAAACAATGTTCATGCCCCCGTCTGTGATTACATAACGTGTCCGGTTTATATAAAAATCTTCATCGACGCCCATATCGGACCAGTTCACGGTTACCCTATCGGATATCCGCCTGGCAAGTATCTGCATAAGCGTCTGTTTGGTACTGTTTACTAGAGTAACATCAACTTTAGCACGCGGGTCATCTTCCTTACCCTCAATATCGTCGCCGATTACCTTTGCCTCGTCCCAGGTCTGAAATAGTTCACAGTCAACAGTATGCTCACTCTCGCCATACTTTCCTTCAGATGTACTATCATGAACGTAGTAAGAAACAGGGTCCTGCAGCTTCCAGCTATCACCGAGTACCCGGAGCTTCGTGACATATAGCGTACTGCCGCCACCATTAGTGAGTGTAAGCTTCCCGCCCTTACCCCAGTTGAAAACATCGCTGTCATCGATAGCAGCAAGCGCAACAGTCAAGTCACCGGTAGCATCCGCTCCGGAGCCATCGGCAGCCGCGTTCGCCTTATAGTCCGGAAGTGCTGTTACCGTAACACCGCCGTTCATCGTAGCGCCTGAATCTGCTCCGGTTAAGGTGTCGCCGGCAGCAAAGGCACCTGAGCAACCACCAAGAATCAGTTTGCCCCCGCTCTGCTCGACAACATAACCATCTTCACCGGATACATCGGTCGTTACGTTCTCGCCTACACGAAACGGACCATCCGTTACCGTTCCTTCCACCTTGTACTCAGTAGCAGAAGACAATGGATCTTGTACGGCTGAAATAGCATCAAACGCACTGGCCTCGAAGTAAATTACCTTCCAGCGAGAAGCTGGTATACTAAGCGTACTGGTCGCTATGCCACCATCAAGAACATCAGCTTCAGCACACCTCCAGAGCTCTGCGTAATAATTGGCGGTATTCTGCCTGACAGACCTCCGGACAGTTACGGTTACCCTGTTTACTACGTCTTCAGCGCCTGACCGCCATTTAAGATTTGTCATAAATTTACCGTTCGTGTCTCTTATTCCGTATATCGTGCACCGAGAAGAATCATGTGGAGCCGCTGCCCGGTGTCCCTTTGCTTCGAACCGCCATAGACCATCAGGGTCTTGATATAAAAAACCGTTCTCATCTGATTCTACGCTGTGCATTACCTCAAGTGCATCACGTTTCCACCAGGCTGTATGACTTCCAGTGTCAGGTACTTCCGCACCAAGTCCAATATCAAGTATCCAACCACGCTGGGATGCGTTCGGTAAATTGTTTATAACTATTTCCTTAATAAAAGCACCCCCATCTTTCGGGAAGCCTCCGTATGGATAAACAGTTCTTCTCAACGTGGTTCGAGCAGCAATCTTAAAGTCATCGCTGCACTCTATATAAGCAGTTCGCTGGTCGATTCCGGGATTAGGTATTATCCTGTCTATCGTGCCATAGAATAGCTGCCAGACACCACCGAACTTGTTATATCGGGCATCGCCGCTTATGCTGGGTCCGCCGATTCCATGTTCAGTCTTATCCGTGAATGTATCGGAGCTTGTCGATACCTTCACGGCACCGTCAACAAGAACATAGATAAACTCACCATGGAGTATTACTTTTACCGTGTGTTTAACACCGTTAGTCCAAGGATAAGCACCAGTATCAACTGAACTGTCGGCGGTAGCGACAACCTTTCTAACGTCCAAATTCGTGCCATCTGTCCTGACGTACATATAATTATCATCATCCTGGAAACGGAAAACTATGATTCCATCGTTATTAGCACCCTTATAAAAGTCCACCTGTACATGCGCGTCAGCTTCTGCGAAATCTATTGTCGCTATGCCACCAGAACCGCCGGTCTCCTTGACCTTATTCGTATCGAATATCCAAGTACCGCTTTGCTCGGTCCAGACCGTATTTTCATCGTATGGTACGTCTGGTGCGTGGTTGGCTAACGTGACGGCATCGCTGTCATCCATCTCGTCCCATGGATAGCTCATACCGACGAGCACCTTGCGACCTGGTAAAAGCGCATTACTTCCTGTATTTAATGCACTGCTTGTATTCGGCGGGCTATACTTATGGTCACCATTCTTTACTGTCATAACTATGAAAGCTGCGGTAGCCTTCGATAGTTCCCGGTCCTTACCGCGGTTAATATCAATATCTATCACATCCGTCGTAATATCTTCATCGCTGTCAACGAAGTCACCATCATTGTCCCAGTCCACAAGAACATACTGACCAGCGTATACCGCTCTGCCTCCGTATGTAACGCCCTCCGACAGTTCGAGCGGCGTTGTATTGAATGTTTTTTCATCTCCATAGCCGGTACCGCCTAGATTAGTAGCGTACGCCTTCACGTAGTACTTGGTACCCGGTGCCAAGTCGGTCATTAGCGAATCAAAAAGACCGGTCGACTCCTTCGCACCCTCATCCGTATAATTGTCAGCTACCGTCGGAGAGCCAGTAGTATTCCAACAGACACCATGAGCGGATGCAGCTCCACCACCAAGGTCAGTTATATTACCGTTACCGATTGCATCGTAGTTGGTGATACCAGTTACTGGCAACGTGACTACCGTCGGAACGGAAACATTGGCGGTTAGCTCCAAGTTCATAGTAGCACCGGTATGCCACTGTGAGCCACCATCATCCTGAGTTACTACGGCAAACAGATACCGAAAGTCAACCTTTTTTTGCAGTGTTACAGTCAGCGTGTCAATGAGGTCTGTTCTTCCAGAATCGCTATATATTAGAAGATACAGCGTACCGTAATCTCCAACAGTTTCGTTCCTGATTAGAGTCAGATAGTACGTTTTATCCAGTTCAATCGCGTATTTAGCGGTATTATCAGAGCCACCAGATGCACCGTCATTTATCACGATAAGAGTAATTCTATAGTGACCACCAATATAAGCTGCATGAGATATGGCTATATAATCACCATCAGCAACAAAGATACCACGTAAATCATCTACTAAGTTCGTCAGCGCAAAAGCGGCTACAGAGCCAGTACCGCTAACATCATGGTCATCTGTATACACTGCCAGATTTATAGAAAAATAACCGGCGAAGTAATCGGCGCCGAAGTCCTTATACACATAGGCCGCCTCATCTCTCGACAGCTCTTCCCAAGATACAGTATTAGCTGCGACCGTTATCTTTTCATTCGGGTCTTCTTCGGTATAGCCCGTAAAATTCTCGTACGCCATTTACGGATTTCTCCCAGTCGTACCTCTTGACATACGCCTCTGGGCTTCAGCAACAGCTACAGCAAGTTTGTTCATATCTCGGTCATCATTCAGGAATAAGCCGCCTTCGACTTTAACTATAACAGTCGGTGACTCGCCGCCATCAATAGGATACTGCCCGTTTACGCCAGCGTATTTCTCTCCTCCATGTACGATAGCTAGTTGAGGCTGTCCTGCTGGACCAGGAACTGTACCGCCATACTGGAAAGCACCGACAGCCTTTGCAACACCAATTCCAGCACCAACGGCCGCCGCCACAAGCGCTACACCCCATGGACCGGTCAGTGCGGTTATTACAGCCTGAACAGCAGCCCAACTTTTAAGTATTTTCACTGTCTGCATAATAGTTGGCAACACCATAGCTACAGCACCGCCTATCGTCAGTAATACGCCGGCGGCGGCGGCACTTATAGATACGAATGTCATCAAACCTGGGTTTACTTCACTGAGTTTTAAGGCTATCTCAGCAAACTTATTAAGCATAGTTGTCATTGGTTCTATCAATGGACCCGCGATAGCTTGAGCGAGGTCGCCAACAGCGTTTTTAACCTGTTCAAACGGGTCAACCATCTCCTGCGCCAGCCCGCCAATCTTGGACTGTACGAGAGCGAATCTTTCCATTGTGTCCATATCCTTATCGAATGCTATTCCAACAGATGTAGCAGTGTTTACCTGTCCAGCCAGGGCACGTCCTAATCCAGAGACAACTGTATCCGCCGACCGGCCAGATAGCGCCATAGCATCAAGCACCAATGGTAAAGCCCTAACTGCTTCTTCGTAGTTTCCGAATACAGGTACAAGTTTACCAAGTATTTCGCGCTGCAACTCATCTCCGTAGCTAGTTGCCATCTGAGTAGCTCTTATCTGCTTCTCCAGTGGTTCTCTAACCCGCTCATAGCTAGAACCGACCTTTTGAAGCACCAAGTCAAGGCGCTTTATACCGATTTCCTCATCTATAGCTGACTTGGTAGCGGAAACGAGAGCAGCAGTTATAACAGCCCCGGCAGCTGCCATTACCATACCGGCTTTTCTTATTGTGTTTGCATGTCTTTCTATATTGCCAGCCATACCTGACATAACGCGGCTAGCTTCATCTCGCATCCGTGCGAGAATAACAAGTTCAGCACTACCGGCCATTATACCTCCACTGTAGTCTTACTCTTCGCCTCAGCTACCTGTGGCATTATCTCCATTATTATTTTCAGTTGAAATACAACCGAATCTGGTAGCTTATCCCAATCATCCAAAGACATGGGATTAACCAAACCACTCTGTATTGCACTATATATCTCCCAGCCATCGTCTAATTCAGGAGGGACATCCTCCTCCATCAGCCCAGCCCGGGTTAGCCTTTTTTTAGTGACTCCGCCAGCTCAGCTTCTTTCCTCAAATACAACTCCGCCATCCTTTTCAATACGATATCAACAACATCGTCTTCAAGTCCGTCCACGGCAGCCATACTAAACGGCACTTCATAGCTCCAAGCTACAGTACCGAGTTCCAGAAGCAAATCGTCTCTGGCATCAAGGTCAGCATTAGCGGCATCAAATTCCAGCGCTGATTTCGGGTCCTTTTCTCTCTCCTCCGGAGTTACATCTTCTCTGGTTTTTATCCAGGTTCTTTCAAGTCGGTTAACCTTTTTACGATCACCTCTTGTCAGGTAGGTTTTTATATCCCACCACTCACCACCAGGCAATTCAATTCTCTCTGTGTCAGGGTTCATCGGCTTCCTCCTTTTATGTATATGTAGTCTTCGTTACCTGTCCGTTGACCTCAAGTTCCGCCGTCCACCCCACCATTTCACCAACTCTGGTCGTAATCTCGTACCGTCTTACCCAAGCATAACCTTCATAGGCTATCTTGGTCGTTGTCCTACCAGTCGGACCGTATGTGAAATACACATACGACGTGTGTGTCAATAGCTCACCGAGCACAGCATCTGGACCCCGCGTGGCTGTATCGTCAAAGAATCCAGCAAGCCTTATCATGCCATTCTCCAGATTGGGTTCATGCTCACGACCTGAATCTCCGACGGTCGTAGTATCAAGAGTTTCGCGCTCGCCAGGCAGACCAGAGCACTCAGTAATGAAGGAACTCAAGTCCCTTACCAGCCAGGCTTGAGTTCCTTTAGGCTGGGTCGTGACTGACGTGTAATCTGACACTCTGCCGCGTATCCAGTATTTCGTTACCGAATTTACAGCTACCGTAGCCCAGTCCGATGGTACCGTAAAGTTAATCAAAACGTACCCGGCCGCCGCAGTGAATCCAACGCTTTCGTCGCTGACAGTAAGCGGTTCCCACGAGTCTCCGTCATAATACTCCCATGTTACAGTCCAGGTACCAGCACCGGAAGTGCCTATCAGCAACCAGACACCCGCAAACAAAGCCGCAGAACCGAAGTAATAGGCATCGTCCTCTGCCGGTGTCCCCGGCAATAGCGTCATATCGTTTTCCGTCGACTCCTGCGCTTCCGTACTCTCGTCCGTAGGGGAACCCCCATCCATAGCTTGAGCCGAATACGTCTCCTGATCATCCGCTATCAAAAACGTCGATACGCGTGAATTAAACTTACTCATAACTCACCCCCTTATGCCCTGGTTACCTGACCGTTGACTTCCAATTCTACGGTAAAGCCGACCATCTCACCGACCCGGGTCGTTATCTCATAACGCCTTACCCAAGCAGTACCAGAGTATTTCTGAGTCGCATCAGGATAATACTCGAAGTTCATGGCAGAAGTATGCGTCAGCTGCGTCCCGAATATCTCGTCCGGACCGGTCGTGGCGGTATCATCGTAAAATCCAGCCAGCCTTATCATGCCGTTCTCCAGATTCGGCTCTCGCTCTCTTCCGGCATCTCCGATGGTTGTGCTTTCAATCAGCTCGCGCTCGCCAGGCAATCCGCTTATCTCTGTTAGATATGCCGACACGTCTGTCAGTGAGTCACCTGTAGTATCAAACTTGAACACCGACACCCTACTGTTAAATTTAGCCATCTCTCCACCTCCTAGAAAGTGCCTCGGGTTATTCCCCCTTGCACCTCAAATTCTGCTACAAAGCCAACCAGCGTACCTACACGGCTGGTCAGCGTATAACTTCTACACCAGCAGGTTCCATAATACTTTACGTAAGTTGACGTACTGCCCTTCGGACCGTACTCGAAATCAACGGCCGAGGTATGTGTCCGTAACGCTCCCAGCACTACGTCCGGGCCAGATGGTCCGGTATCATCAAAGAACCCGGCTATCCTGAAACGACCGTTCTCGAGCCCAGTGTCCCTTTCCCTGCCCGTCGCACCTATACCGGTCTGCTGCAACAGCTCTCTTTCACCGGGTAACCCGGATATCTCCGTTAGATAAGTAGATAGATTGCGCAAAATGCCACCGGTATCATCTATCTTAAATACGGACACTCTGGCATTGAACTTGCTCATGGCGTCTCGACCACCTCCAGGATAAACTCTGCACCTATGAACGTCTTGTTACGGTATGATATATGCCCGACGTTCTCGG